CTTCAAGATCACTCTCTGATAAATGAGGGAATTGTTTTGCTAGTTCGTTTACTGGAATAGATTTAACTTCACCTACGTAATATATGTCTTCAAAATAAGGGGAGTCAGTGTAAGAATAAACTAGATTAGCTGGATCAACATAATCTATAACAACACCTTCTGATGTATTAAAGGAAGTTTTAACAGCACCAATACCAAGAACGGTAAGATCGTAATAAAACTGTTTTTTAATTAATTCATAGTTATTACCCTCAAACAAAGTATTTAAGGCTTGTTCTTCAGATACCTCAACAGATTGTTTGTAGGTTAATTGCATGTGGAGTTGGAGTTCTTCTGAGGTTTCTGGTAACTCTACATCATTATTTTCTCTTGCGTTAATACCAGTACTTTCTAACACCTGTTGGTCAAACGATTGAAGTTGCATATCTCCAAGCATCGATTCCATATACTCTGTTCTCTTAGTTACGCCAAATGGATCTTGAGAATATGCTTTTATATCATAAGTTCTTTCTGCAATACCATTAACAACGATATCTACGAATTTAGAAATAATCGGGACAGGTTTCCAATCTAAATTTAAATAGGACAAATCACCGTTTATAGATAACTCATCCTTGTATTTTTGTATTGATTGCTCGCCTCTAGCGTACAACCTTAAATTATGAAAATCATTATGATTAGTTCTATACCTATTACTACCTGTATCATTATTAAACCACTCTTGCTCTATTGCTCTACCTACTTTCAAACCATAATCGTGGCTTAGCTTTTCAGCATCGCTAACTGTTTGACTCGGGAAATAACTTTTAATGCCAGACTCTGCCATATTTATTATTTGATTATTTGTGAATTGCTTCCAGTATTACTATACTTGGAAATGTTTATGTTTAGTGGTTGTTTTTCAACCTTAGCATTCGGCGCATATAAATGTCTGTTGTTAGCCATAATAGCCAAACCAGAACTTATTGACGCATCGTGCTTTGTTCTTTTGTTTATATCAAACTTCGCCCAATCGTTTAACAGTTCATTGAAATATAAATCACCAAATGTTCCGTCTCGCTTCATTCCAACGTGATCTTGTATATACATCTCGATTGCCGCGGCGTGCGCTTGTTTAATGTCTTCTGAGGAATTGGGTATTCCACCAACCTCTTTTTCTGCAACAGATAATTTGTTCCATATCTTATCAGGTCTATTCATACTAAACCCTCTATATCCTCTACGTCTCAGGTAATACAAGAGACGAGGTTTATTGTTCTCTGCGAGTATAGGCATCCCGTAAAATACTAAAGCCATTAGAACGTCCTCAAAGAACATCTCGGCTGTTGGTGGTCTTGACAAGTATTCTAAAAAGAAACTGTTTGCCGGGGCGTCTTCCATACTGAACCTAGTTAAGCCGTGTAAAGCTCCTTTCGATCCAACTCCATCTACCGTACCTGATATATCGTAGCTATCACAACCAAAAGCACCCATGTGTTCGTTACCAGGGTGTTTAATACCGTTTTTAAGTACCACTCTATTTTGCAGTTGCTGAGGTGGAACCCAACTAGTTTTAAATCTTCCTTTTGGATCTGGATAGAATATTACTTGTGAATCTTTGATTCCATTCACCCATTGAAAATTACCTGTTGTGATTCCTAGGGTTTTAGCCGTCTCTTCATTGTAATCTATCTGCTCGTATAGTTTAACTAAGTTAAATATACTATTTTTAGTCTCATCTCTAAAGGCATGCTCTGTAGTTCTTGGGAACTGACGATAAAATTCGTTTAAAGCGTCTTGATCATCTTTTAAACCATCAACTTCGTTTTGCCAGTTATCTATTACACCTACATCTATTAATTCACCGTCTGGTGTAAGTCTGTCGATATCAGGAGTAGTAAAGACTGGAATCCCATACTCGTCAATAAATCCTTCGTAGTTCCATTCCATTGGGATAAACAAAGAGTATAAACCAGACTTTGTCTGGCCATTTCTATTTCGCTTTGTGACATCCGATGAGTTGTATAGTTTTTTAAAATTTTCTCCACCTTTATCTAATGCGTTTGAGGTTGATCCCATCATACATTTACCAATAATTCTACTACCTAATCGTAAACATGTTTTTGTAACCCTCCAGTTATTTAAAATATTATCAGGTCTCTCCCACTTACCAGATTCATCATGAACTAATAAAGCTAGTTTCTCACCATCATAACTATTGTCTCCAGTGTTTTTCCAGTCAATCGTCGTGTCTAAGCCTTCGATTTCTTCCAAACCATCTGTAGCTGACATTTTCTTTCGTGTAAACTTACTAGCAGGTACACGATAAGCAAGCTCGGACTTAGGGCGATCCATACCATCTTGTACAGGTTTAAAAAAGAATGGATAGTTAATCGATATAGGAACCACTTTGTCCGTAAACATCTTCTTCGCATCTGATCCAGTTTTAGATAATATACCAAATCTACTATCACTTGCAAGAGTGGCTAAATTAACCGTTTCCGCTGATGACATGAAAGAAAATCCAGAACGTCTATTTTTAAGGTAGCACATTCCGTAACATCTTTTGTCTGCTTTGCAAGCTTCCCAGAATATATAGAACAATCTGTTTGCCTCTCTAAAATCTGGAGCACCTACGTCAATCTTACTCCATTGCAAGTACATGTATTGCGTACCTGTTATCCAGGTTGGTTTACCATTATTCGTGAACCAGAATCCCTCCTCCCTTCTTGTGAACTCCTCATCTATATAATCGTACCATTTTTCTTTACTGCTTTCCGGATAGTTTCTCCAATCGAATATATTCTTAATTCTTTGCAACTCCTTGGGATACTCGAATTTCACCCATTTGTTCTTCGGATCTTTGTATATTTCTTTAGGAGCTTTTGGTAGCGCAATAACTAGTCCTTGTATTTCTATTATCTCACCTATTTGCCCGTTGTGAGATAGTACTATAATATCGTGTTCTTTATTGTAGCCGTATTTCCATTTCTTACCTTTATTAAGTCTACTGATGGTAGTTTTCTTAACAGGTTCGACTGTCTTAACTAAACTTTGCTCGTACATTATTTAGATCTACTTTCTGCGAATCCTTTAAAAGTTTTTTCCTTTGCCTCTTCAGGTGTTTTACCCTCAAGCAAGTTTTCTTCTTCTTCAATTCTGTTAAGTATCTCAAATGCGTCAAATATAGCTAGCTTTTTAGAAGCTGCGGCATTCTTTAGCTTGTCAGCTGTTAGATCATCTTCAGAGTCAGTGACAATAGCTTCCTCACCTACCTTAATAAGTTCTTCAACTGCTTTGTGCCCAGCTTGGATTATACGTTTCTTCGTTTCCTTGATGTTCATATTTGATTGTAATAAAATTAGATAAAACTCGAAATAGTCTCTCGCCATCAACGACAAACTCATATTCACTACTTGGTCTAAAACCAACTAGATCTCCAACCTCAACCGTACCGTCAGAATATTTGACAATACCTTGTAAAGGTTTTTCAGATTCAGTATTAAACTGATCTGTAGCTTTTAAAGGTATTACAAAGCAATATCCTTTTGGAGCTGTCCACTTGTCATCTCTTTTATATAAAAAGATTTGATCGTCGTTTATAAAGTAAGTGTCTTCATCGAAATAAGCTCTACTATTCTTTTCAACACCTTTTACGTTGTGCCATCTACGAAATACATTGTGATGAACAACAACTGTATCTCCTGGTTTTATATCTGTATCACCAATAATTGGAGTTGATATAACCTCTGCTTCTCTGTTAACATACTGATGGTTGTAGATCTCTGTGTTAAGGATCAACTCTCCACCATCTAGTTTTTTAGTATTGTTATATCTTTCTCCCTTTGGCTTTACAACAAAGTTGTAAACGCTTTTCATTAGTATTGTAGATTATACTCTACAGAGACAGCCATGTTCTTGTTAAAGTCTTTCCAAGGTAGAACATCTTTACCTTTTTTAATGTAAACAGAGAATTTGTTGTCTTCTTCTATAATATCGCAAATAGTATGACCACCATACACTTCTTGCCCCACGGCATAGTGCATAGCGTCATTCTTATAGTCTTTACCTATAGATATTTTACGAATCAGCTTCGACATCGTAATTTATTGTTCCATCATTGATATTTACATCAACCGTACCATACTCTTTCTTAAGTTCGTCTTGAAGTAAAGTTAACTCATCTTTCACTCCAGCTAGTTGATGTAATACCTCATGCTTTCTTAACTCCATGCCACCAATCTCAATTTGAGCCCTGTTTATCGTGTTAACTGTTTCTTGAACTTTCTTTAACTGCTCGTCAGTTATTTTCTCAGGTTTGATGCCACTAAGTTCTTTAATTTTTGCGTTTGTTCCTTTTGTTGCCATAATTTAATTTAATTGTTGTTAATTGTTGTTAATTGTTGTTAATATTTTCTTTTAAAAATAATCGTAAATTTTCGCTCTTTCAATTGCATCTAAAGCTATTCCGTCGTAAATAACTATATCTTTTATAATTCCATTGAAGTTGTTGGACTCAGGGTTTTTAGCTCCCACATGGGATATAGCAAAAATACCATCACCACCAGTTACCGTTTGATCTGCATCGCCCCAGTTTTGCTCGGTTGTATAGACGCTATCTCCTTTGACAAATAAATTCCACTCGTCACTAGCGTTCCTAGTTAATATCAGCGTAACATAACTATCAGTGGGTATAACGTCAGAGCTTTCCTCAAAGTCAATTGTATTATTATCCACTTTAAGTCTAACCAATTTATTAGAGCTGAATTGAAAAAACTCATTACCATCTATAGCAAACAAGGTTTTAACACTGCTTAGATCATTGGGTCTTATGTAAACTGCTATTGTGAAAACACCACTTAAAGTTACATTGCTAGAGAGAGTCATGAATTTTGCGTTAGCCTTAAAGTTCAAACCACCAAGATCCGCTACGCCTGGTTCCCAACGTGGTTTATCCGCGGACGTAGCTTGTACAGCATTTATAGTTGTTGGAGAAACAGCGTTCCAAGCGTTGATTCTATCTAAATCCGCCATATCTCCACTAGCCGTGCTGTGTGTCACTGCGCTTCCACCGCTATC